GATTAAAGATTTTAGTTTTAATACTGGCATTAAACCTGATATAGTTCAAAATGAATCTCATATTGGTCATATTGATAATAATGCTTTAAATTATTGTAAGTTAAATAATATTGAATATCAAGGTTGGGGTAGTATGTATGGTATGAATCATCCTTATTTAATGAATAAAAGTGTTTTTGATAGAGCAAAAATATCAATAATTTATTTAATTTTAAAAGGAATTCGTCCTATTGTATTTTCAAATAATTATAATCATTTAGTTCAGAATATTGAATTTGAAAAATTATCAAAAAAATTAAATGAAAATGAGAGAAATAAATTTATGGAGTTTGAAAAATTTGACTCAGAGCATTTTGCATTTTCAGGTAAATATCCTGAAAAATACCAATGTAAAATAATTCGTAGAAAACCTATTGCAGAATTTAAGGAGTAATTAAATGGGAAAGAATAGAGGGAAGCAATTTGAGGAAATAATAAAAAAATCTTTTCAAAAATCAAAAAAATGTTATATACAACGATTATATGACCCTGGATTTGGATATTCAGGTATAAAAAATTTTTCTGATTTTTTTGTTTTTATGAGTCCTTATTTGATTTTTATTGAATGTAAATCCGTTGATGGAGGAACTTTAAACTTTTCTCGTATAACTGATAATCAATTAAAAGGATTGGAGCAAGTTTCAAAAAGGGAAAAAATAATTGCTGGTGTATTAATTTGGTTCAAGGATAAAGATTTTACTTGTTTTGTTCCGATTGAAAGTATTGTTAAAGCTAAGGAATTAGGTTTAAAATCAATTTCTTTTGCTTCAATAGATAATTTATATTATATTCCTTTAAATGGTGAAAAAAAGCGAGTTTTGTTTGATTATGATATAGATTCATTTTTGGATGTAATAAAAGATTATGCAAAGGAGCAAAATAAATGAGTAAATTAACAAAGAATCAGTTAGCAGAAATTAAAGATGTAATGAGTAAAGTTTCGGAACATTCAAAGGATATTGAGGAATTAATTTTTAAAATTGCTGATAAAGCAACGGCTGATTTGGATTTAATTATGCAAAGATACGAAGGTTGGTTACAGGATAATCCTACTGACGCGGAATTGGAAGAAGTTGCTTTACAATGCACAACTCTTTTATATTATGCTGGAGAGCAGATGGAAAGAGTTGGTTTGAATGAGGACATAGCAAAAGGAATTAAAATGGATGCTTATAATGCTCATTACCATAAAGAAGCAACCGGAACTATTGCGGATAAAAAAGCATCGGCAGAATTAGCAACTCAAACGGAAAATTTAACTCACCAAATTTATTCACGAGCTTATAAGATGATTAAATATAAAGTTGAGAAATGTGAAGAAATTTTAAATGCAGTGAAGAAAATTATTAGTAAAAGAGCAGATATGGCTGCGGCAGGAAATTATGTATATATAAATAAGAAAAGACCAAGGGGAAAATAATGAAAAGTGTTAAATTTAAAGGATGTAATAAGAAATTTGGAATTCCTGGTAAAGTTGGTGGTATGTGGATAATGAAGTTAGGTGATAATAATGTAGTTGCTTATAAGTTATCGTTTTGGGAAAGGATTAAAATGTTTTTTGGAGGAAAGATTTGGTTTTGGTTTCAAGCTAACGGAATTCCTAATTTTACGTTAACAACTGTAAAACCATTTAAAATAAAAAAGGAGAAAATAAAAGATGAAAAGTAATTTTGATGATGTTGTAGCGGATATAATGAAAAGAAAAGATGCAATAGTTTCAAAAGGTATTCCAAAATATGACAGAAGCAATATTATTCCTTTTACAAGTCCGGCAGCTAATTATATGTTTTATGGTGGTTTATTGACTCGTAGAATGTATGAATTTTTTGGAGAAGAAGGTAGTGGAAAAACAACTACTGCTCTTGATATTGTGAAAAACGCGCAAAAGTATTTTAAAAAGAAAGCAAAAAAAGGAGAAGAAGCGAAAAAGATAGTTTGGATTGATGCAGAAAATACTCTTGACACTATATGGGCACAAACACTCGGAGTTGATATTAATAATATGCACGTTGTTGTTTTAGAAACTCAATCAGCTGAAAAAGCATATCAAATTGCTCTTGATTTCGTTAGAACTGGAGAAGTTGGTCTGTTAGTTATTGATTCATTAGGAGCATTAGTTCCAATGGCAGCGGAAGACAAGAGTATGGAAGAAAAAACAATGGCAGGAATATCAGCTGCAACAAGTAGGTATGTTTCTGAGTTAATTCCTCTGTTAAATAAAACAGGATGTATGGCAATTCATATAAATGCACCACGAGCAAATTTTGCAAACCCTTTTGATGACCAACATACACCAGGTGGTTGGAATTTAAGGATGCAAAATTCTGCTAAAATTAAATTCAGAAAAACAGATTATTTTGGTAAGAATTATGAGAAGGTAAAAAAGAGTGAAGCAAATCCGGTTGGTCATTATGTAGAAATGGCAATAAAGAAAACAAAGATTTGCAAACCGGATAGAAAATTAGGATTTTATTCTTTAACTTATGAAAATGGAATTGATTGGATTCGTGATATGATTACTATAGGGTTAGAATTAGGATTTATTCATCAATCCGGTAATACATATCAGTTTATAGATGAAAATGGAGAAATAATTTCAGATGATAGAGGAAAAGAAATTAAGTGTGTAGGGTTAAATGCTTTATATAAGTTTTTGAAGGATGACGAAATAATAGCGAGTGAACTTTTGGAAAGAGTTAATGAAAGATGTAAAAGGGAATAAAAAAATAGTTGATTTATTTTAAGAAATATATTATAATAAATATGTAGAAAAAAAATAGTAGCATAAAAGGAGAGAACAAATGTGGAATAAATTTCATAAAAAGATTAAAGGTGTTTACAAATTTGAAAATGAAATAATTGGTGTTGGTTATTATTTTGATATGGCTTTGGTTAAAGAATATGATAAAAGAATGCCAATAAGTAAAAATGAGTTTGATTATATAACTAAAGAATATGATTATAACTATTGTGTTGCTTATGTTCCTCAGATTAAAAATAAGTTTACCCCTTTTAAATTGATAAGTGCTTGTCAAAATTTTGTAGAAGAAACTTTAATTAAATTACATCAAAAAAAAATAGTTGATTAATTGTTAAAAATATATTATAATAAATATGTAATTAAATAAGAAGAACAAAAGGAGAGAACAAATGAAAGAAAAATTTACAGAAGCACAAGGAAAGAAATTTATTGAGGAAAGGTATGATTATCACGTAGCAGGAATCGTAAATAGTTTGATGGATGGTAATATGGATGATGTTAATGCTAATCATACTTTTAGAGAAGTTGTTGAAATGATTAGTAATTGGATTATTAAGGATGTTAGAGATATTGTTTCAGGTTTTCCTACAGAAAAATTTTTTAAGTTATTTCCAAAATCAGTTATTGAAAGTTATGTTTATAATTTATTGAATAAAGATAACGCGTTGAAGCTTTTTATTAAAAAAGGATTTATAAATTATTTTATTGTATATGAAAAGGAAATTGAGGAAAAAGAATCCGAATTAGTTATTTTAAAATTAAGATTATTAAAAAAGAAATTAATGGTGAATAATGATATAGATGATGTAACTTTTAATGATATTCAATTAATGAAGGATATAGTTAAACTTTGGGATGATTCTTTAAAATCCATAAAAGTTAAATAAATTGAAGGGAGGAGTAAAATCCTCCCTTTAACAGAGGACTAATGAAAAAGGATTTAAAAGAAATTTTAAAAACAAGATTAAATAATTTTAAAAAATGGAACGAAGAGTTAAAAGGTAATTACGTTGGTAAAATAGTAACATTAGAAAGAAGAATAGGAGAATTGAATGAAAATAGAAAAAATAATACTAATAGCAATAATTTGTGCTTTGGTTGGTTTGTATTTTAATAAAGTCGCTGAAATAAAAGTTTTGAATCAGCAAATGGAAGAAGTTGAGAATCAGTTTCAAGTTTATAGGTCAGCCGCACAGGATGCTTACGGATTTGCGGTTGGTTATGAAAGAGGAGAACAAATACCTGCTGAATTTTTTGAAAGGTATTTGGATGAGAGTTTAAGTCAAGAAGAATCAGAACAGAAATATGAAGAAGCAAAAATAATAGTTGGTGAAAGATTAAGAATACAAGGAAGGTAAAAATGAAATATATGTTTATTTTGCCTTGTGAAATATATGATACACATTGTTTTGAGCCCGGAGATATAGTTTTAGTTGGATATGTTAATGTAAGTGCAGATAATGTAGCAGAAGTTAAAGTTTATTTTGACGGTAAAGAATATTCAATACCAGTAAATGTTTTTCATATTTGCACAAGAAGAATATAAGGAAAAAGGGGCTTATGACCGCAGACATAAGTTAAGCTAATTGGAATTTTATTATAGATAAATGCTTACCTCCGTAATAGATTCCAATTAGCATCCCGATTAAAAGGAAATAAAAAATGTCAGATAAAATAACAGTAGAACTTTCAAGAATAGAATTACAAAAAAGATGTAAAGATAAAGAATTTTTTAAATATGGTGCTTGGAGATGTATAGGGTGTGATGGAAGTGATGAAAGATTAGTTGCTTGTCATTTAGATTTCAAAACAAGCTTTAAAATAAATAAAGAAACACCTTGCGATGGAAGAGCTGTAAAGATAAAAGATTATAAAAATTTTTATAATACACAGCGAGGATTAAAAAATGTTAAGTTTTAAAGCATTAGCGGCCAAAGAACAAAAGAAGAGAATAAATAGAATCAGAAAGCAACTTGAAAAACTTAGAAAATGTAGTTTTAAATTTGTAGAAAAATCAAATGGCAGTATTGATATGTGGATTGTCCCGCCAGGCAAGGAGAAATCATTTGAAGCTAAAATTCGTAATCGGAAGCAAGGTTTATCCGATATTGTATCAATTACAGATAATAAATTGCCCTGTATGCAAGGGAGAAGTAAATAAATCGTGTCCGGTATGTAACGGATATGGAAGAATACCAGTTGGTAAGGGTAGATGGAGCGTTGGTTTGCCGGTAATTCTCAATGAAATAATGATAGATAAGCAAGTTAAAAAGATTCGTTATGTTAGTAATATTTCAGGATATAGAATATCATTCGTTCAAAGTTGTTTATTTGAAACAGAAAAAGAAGCATTAAAAGCTTGTGAAAAATTGAATCAGGATAAGGATTAAAAAATGAAAGCAGAAACTAAATTTAATGTTGGAGATAAGGGTTATACTTTTGCAATTGCTGATTATGGTAAGTTTAAGATTGTAGAGGTTATAATCTCACAAGTAGTAGTTGTTTCAGGATTAACTGCAGGTGTTAATATAATTTATACTTGTGATTATGGTAAGAAGCAGTGGCTCCATCGTTATGAAGATGAAATATTTGCAACTAAAGAAGAAGCACAAGCATTTATTAATAATAAAATAGGGAGTAAAAAATAATGGCTTTTATAGTAGGGGTATTGATAGGAATGTCTTTTGAAATTGGTTGGATATTATCAGAAATAAAAGATTTAAAAGAAGAAATAAAACTTTTACGAAAGGAGTTAAATAAATGAATGTTTTATATTCAAGAAATTATTTAAGAAGATTTGAACAGGAAGCAGCAGATATTTTAAAAAAGAAGAATACGGAGGATACAATAGTAATTATAATGCTGAATGGAGCATTTATATTTGCAGGTTCAGTATTGAAGAAGGCAAAATGGAAAGGAAGAGTGGAAATGTTAAAAGCATCATCGTATAAAGCTAATATTTCAGGTAATTTAAGCTTATTTCCATTATTTGAGCCAAATATATTGAAAAATAAAAAAGTCTTTATAATTGAGGATATTATAGACTCCGGGAAAACATTAGAAATGGTAGGAAAAGAATTGAAATGTTTAGGAGTTAAGTTAGTAGAAGTATATTCTTTACTAAAAAGAAAAAGCGGTAAAAGACCGGAAAATATTGATGTTATGAATTATGGCATAGAAATAGAAGATGATGCGTTTGTAGTAGGATATGGGTTGGATTATGAAGGAAATTATAGAGGTTTACCATTTATTGCAGATATAGGTATTGTAAGTAATAGATAGAAAATTATATAATAAAATTATGTTAAGAGATAAATTTAAACAAAAACATCAACAGGAAGAAGTTAAAATAATAGAGCCGGAAATAATCACGCCGAATCAGGTAGAAAAAGACACTCCGAATAATCACGGCGGTATGGCATTAAGAAGTGGTGAATTTAGAGATTATATAAGAGTTAACATTTCAGAATTTACCAGGTTAAGAGTAGTTGAAAAGTTAACTTCAAGACAAGCCATATTAAAAATGTGTCCTGATGCAAAAGATTGGAGAAAGGATGTATTCAGAAATAGAATTGATTGGATAAATAGGTTACCAGAATATAAAGAAGCAAAAGAGAAGTTAAAAAATGTGAAAATGACAATTGTAAATAAAAAAATGCAAAAGATTGGTTGGGATTTAGAAAAAGCAACCAAAACTTTATCATTTTTAGTAGAATCAGCAAAAGAAATAATTGAAGAAGATTTACAAGTAAGATTCAGAATAAGTGCTGACGGCAAAACCTGGTTGAAAGACCCTGATGGAAATAAAATCAAGAAAAGAAGAGTTATTTCAGATAGTGCGGCAAGAGCATTATTGGAAGCAGTAAAAGAGTTGAATAAAATCTACGGTTTAGCAAAAGGAGAAGCTCCAACAGAGAATAGGTATACACAAATCAACTTTGTAAATTCGGAGTTGAAAGAATGATATTTAATAAAGTAGCAAATTTAGATATGCAGCAAATAGTAGGGAAAGGTTATGCAAGATATTGGAATACTCACCAAAGATATTGTGTATGTAAAGGGTCAAAAGGTAGTAAAAAATCAAAAACTACAGCATTAAAAATAATCCATAATATAATGAAGTATCCATTAAGTAATTGTTTAGTAGTGCGGAGATTTTTTAGTTCGCATAAAAATTCTACTTTTGCGGAGTTGAAATGGGCAATAAATAGATTAGGAGTAGAATTTGATTGGAAGATTAACAAGAATCCGATGGAAATGACATATAAACCGACTGGTCAAAAGATTTTATTTGTAGGTCTTGATGATGCTGATAGTGTTGCATCAATTACAGTAAGTATTGGATTTTTATGTTGGGTATGGGTAGAGGAAGCATTTCAAATAACCAGTGAGGAAGATTTTGACAAGTTAAATTTAAGTATAAGAGGAAAATTACCTTCTCATTTATGGAAACAAATAATGTTAACATTTAATCCTTGGTCAGCAAATCATTGGCTTAAAAAAAGATTTTTTGATACTAAAGACCCTGAAATATTAGCAATCACAACAACATATAAGAATAACGAATTTCTTGATGAAGCAGATATACGGGAAATGGAGAGAATAAGAAAAATTAATCCTCGGAGATATAGAATAGTTGGTGAAGGAGAGTGGGGAGTTGCAGAAGGATTAGTATTTCAATATAGAGAAATGGACGGCAAGGACCCTACTATTCAACAATTACGTAATATGAAAGAAAAAGGAAGATTAGTATATACTGCTCATTATGGTCTTGATTTTGGTTTTACAAATGACCCTACTGCAATGATGGAATGTTTAGTTTCTACTAAATTGAGAAAAATTTGGATAGTTTGGGAACATTATCAATATGCAATGACAAATGACCAAATTGCTGGAAGAATAAAAGGAGCGTTGTTATCTAATAAAAGGTGGATTTGTGACAGTGCAGAGCAAAAGTCAATTTATGAGTTAAAGAGATTAGGAATAAATGCTTATTCAAGTAAAAAAGGACCTGATAGCATAAGAGCAGGTATAAATAAACTACAGGATTATGAAATTATAGTTCATCCAAAATGTGTAAATACTATAATTGAGTTGAATAATTATGCTTGGGATAAAGATTCAAAAACTGGTAGAACTTTAGATAGACCAATAGATGAATTTAATCATTTAATGGATGCTTTCCGATATGCAACTGAAAGTATTGGTAAACCAAAATTTTCATTTCTTTAAAATAATAAATATAATTTATTATTGATTTTTAGCCTACAAATTAATATAATTAAATTAGCGCGATAGTTCAGTCCGGCAGAACAGTGGTTTCATAAACCAAAGGTCGTAGGTTCAAATCCTACTCGCGCAAGTTAAGTTTTCGGAGGTATAAAAATGCCGATGGTATTGAATTTAACACCACTTCAAAATTTTGACAATAATCCAACAGTTGTAAAAGCAGTAGCAGAAGATTTGGATTTTTTAAACACTATTTTAACTGAGTATTTAGGAAGTGAAAAGTTAAAAAAATTTATTGAAGCAGATAAATATTACAGAAATTCAAATACTAAAATTAAGGAGAAAACCAGATACGTAGCAATTGATGGTAGAAAAGAAATACTTACAAATCTTTCAAATACACAAGCAGCACACGCCTTTATGAAGAAATTAGTAAATCAAAAAGCAAGTTATTTACTCGGTAAACCATTTTCAATAGATAGCACTCAGGAAGGATTAGCAAAAAAATTGGATGGATTATTTAATAAAGCATTTTTTAGAAAATTATTGAAAGTTGGAAAAGATGCGATTAAGTATGGAATTGGTTGGGTGCAAGTTTATTATGATGAAAATGGTGAACTTGATTTAAAAAGAATTCCTCCAACAGAAATTATACCATTTTGGGAAGATGTAGACCATACAAGTTTACAAGCATTAATGAGAACTTATGTTATTGATATTTACCACGAGGATGGGACTAAAACAAAGTTAAGAAAAGTTGAATATTATGATAAAACCGGAGTTTATTATTTTGAAGTTAGTAAAGATAATAAACTTGTTCCTGACACTGATAGAAATATTTTTTCAGGTCATTTTTCACTTGAGAAAACAAGGAAGATTTTAGACAAGGAAAATGGAGAAAAAGAAGAAAAATATGAAGAACAAACAAATTGGTTAAGAATTCCATTTATAGCATTTAAAGCAAATGATGAAGAACTTGGTATTTTAACATTTATAAAAGATTTAATTGATGATTATGACAAGAATGTAAGTGATATTTCAGACCAACTTCAGGATGTTCCGAATGCTTTGAAGGTTATCAAAGGATATAGTGGAGAAAATAAGGAAGATTTTGCTCACAATATAAACGTTTATAGAACAATATTTATAGAAAGTGATGGAGATGTAAGCACAATACAAACGAGCATTGATATTCAAGCAATAGATTCTCATTTAAACAGATTACGTCAAGACATATATGATTTTGGTGGTGGTGTTGATAGTCAAAAAGAAACTCAAAATATAGCAAGTGGAGTTGCTTTAAAGTTTAAATA